CTAGCTTCTTGTAGTTAAACCTAGATAACTTCTCGTTGAACATCTGACTAGCTTCATAGATGATACTACGAGGGATCTCTGGATCTCCTGCAAGAAACAGATCTAGTTTTGATTGAAGATCAGTCATTGTTAGGAGTTACATCAATAAAATCAGAACCAAGACTAGAACTACCTACGTTTTCTCTCATTCGTTCTGTTACAGAATCATTCTCCTTTTTGATGACTTGTTGAAATACTGCTAGAGTATCCTTGTCATCCTGATCAATGTCAATCTTAGCATCTAGCAAGGGCTTATACTTTAGAACAAACCACTGATTAGATCCTCGCTTCTCAACACCATAAGAAAGTTCTAGATTGTAGTTGAAGTGTTGCCTATTCTGTTTAGCAAGTTCCCCTACAACTTTACCAATCTCATAGAAGTTAGATGGGCCAAGACGCATACGAAATGGTATGGGATCAAACTCAACTGGGTCAGAACCTGCCTTGACTGCATCAGTCATGGTCATCATACCAAACAAATGTCTATACAATTTAACCTTACTGGCTCTTGCATAGGCAACTGGATCTTCTGCCTTTAACTTCTCACGTTGCTTGGAAGGTATCCAACCACACTTGTTACCACCTTGCCAATCCAACGCCTTGTCACCAAACCTGACAAAGTGCTGAGACATATTAGTATACTCTTCCTCATCACTATCGAATACAGAAGTCTGCATAGTAGTAGCAAACACTCGTACCGATACGTTCTTACCGAACACTGTACTGTGATCAGGATGCTCCAACTTAATTGATGGAACAGGTACACTAGCCATATCATCTCCAAAGAATGCATCCCTGTTTATAGATGCTCTTGGAATTACTGGTCCTGTATCTTCTGGAACAACAAACAAATCTGTTGATTCCGTAAAGTCTAATTCAACTAACGACATACTATTCTCCTTTCAAAGTAGACTGATTGTATAACACATACTTTCGTAATTGTCAAGCACAATCTTGCTGTTCCATCCAGTTTTTTCCTATAGACATTTCAACTTCTAAAGGAATAAATTTATCTAAACCGAATCGTTTCTCAGCTTCATCTTGTGCCTTGACTAAACATATACTGGCAACCTGTTTGACTTCTTCAATCTCATCAGGATGACAATCTACTACAACAGAATCGTGTACTGTATTGATAACTAAGCTATTTAAATTACGTTCTCTTAGTTGTTTGTGTAACATAATTACGCCAAGAGGAACTATATCAGCAGTAGCTACAGATTGAACAGGATAATTGACTATCTGTGTCTTAACAGATGCTTTCCCCTGCTTAGTACGATATACATTAGGGAACTTAAACTGCCTACCTGTAGCAGTAGTAATAGTTTCATTTTGTATAGCTTCATCCTGAAGTCTTTCATGCCAGTTGAATACTCCTGAGTATTTTCCAAAGAACTCTTGAAAGTATACCCTTTGTGCGAATGTACCCTGCGTTCCTCCGTAAAGAGGTCTGAACGTAGATGCCTTGGCAGCTCCTCTATCTGTTGGTTCACCGTTTTCAGTGAGTACTTTTGCCGTGTAAGAATGGACATCGAACCCCTCCTCTACTTCCTGTTTAATTTTCTCATCCTTGGCTAGGATACCTGCTATCCTAAACTCTAGCTGAGAATAATCTACTTCAAGCAACTGTCCATCCTCAAACCTACTCACAAACGCTTTTCTAACAGGAAACAACTTTCCTTTGGGCATATTCTGTAAATTAGGGTTACTACTACTCAATCTACCTGTAGCAGTAGTACACTGATTAAAGTTAGCATGAAGTATATTATCTGTACTATTAACCATGTTCTTGAATATTCCTTCTATGAAAGAACTTCTGTATGTATCAATAGCAGATAATCTTATTAAAGAGTTCAGAAACTTCTTGACTTCTTGATTGCTCTGTCCTCTCTCTAGTTCTACGAGTGTATGTTTGTCTGTCTTAAATCCTCCTGCCGATGCTAGAGCAAGTGTAGGATTAACCTTTAGTCCTGCTATATCTCCTAGCTCTTTGTAGATAAAGCCAGTACCTTCACAATGCACACACTTAGTTGTATTCTTATATGGTGTACCATCCTTCTTATATTTCTGTATGGTTCCCTTTCCATTACAAAACAAACAGCGTTTAGCTTGGGTCTTAAACGTGGGAACAAAACATTCATCAATACATCTAACGAAACCTGACTCCATCATCTTAGGTCTACGCTTTGGTTTACCTCTGGCATCTACCCCAATGTTCATGACATCACGCCAAGTCTTTTTGTCCTTTAACTTGTATGAATAAATAACCTGAGACAACTGCTCTGGTGAACTAAGATTGATTGGTGTATCACCTACCAGTTTCTTAACTGTACTATTAAGATACTCAGTCAACTCTGCCTGTTCTACTTGGTAATCATGGTCAACCTTGTGCATCTCAGCAGTATCGATAGCCATACCTGCTCGTTCTATATCAGTGAGAACATCACAGAACTCACACATAAGATCTCGTATCGGTATCAAAGACTTGTTAGAGTTCTTCTTGAACAGTGCTTCTTGCCTTTCAAATACTTCAGCAGTGGCTACAATATCATAGTAAAGATAAGTAGTTTGATCTTCTTTAGACATATCACTGTAGTTCAAACCTTGCTTGAATGCGTCGGCAAGTGAGTCATCTTTACGAGTAACATCGTACTTCTCTGCTAATGCTTTCAAACTTAGTTTATCTCTTATACCTTTGTTGAGTATATACTCGTTAATCATAGTATCAATAATCTTTGATCGACAGTCTATACCTACCTCACGCAACCAAGCTACATCAAACTTAGCATTGTGAGCAACTACATAGGTAGCATCTTTAAGTACATCTTTAAACGTAGCCCAGTCAGTTGAGGATGCATCGGCAGTTCTAACTATATAAACATTTTCATCATCATCCTCATACATCAAAGATCCATCTAACCTTCTAGTAGTATAACCAATAGCAGCTAACGTATTCTCTTTGTTATATGGAGAGGGATCTTTACGATCTCCCCCTAAGTCAACCTCCAAGTCTACAATTATTGCATAATCTTCCATCTTATTCTCCTCAAATCCAAACATCATTAATTACATCATTAAAATCTAGACCATCTTTTAATTTTTTAATAGCATAATCTTTATAGTAATATCCAGTAGGACTTACACCCCAATCATAATGATTTGTAGGTACACCTCCTAAATTCCATATATCTAGTCTTCTTTCAGCAGTTTTTTTTGTCATTGCTTTTGTACAAGCGACTTCCCACTGACCATATCCATCCCAAGGTTTTCCTACAATTACATATTTATCTTTCATATTATTCTCCTGCAAATAGCATTATTAAAACCGTAACAAAACATATTCCTATTATATGTGCGTGACTAAGTAATTCCATTTAACATCCTCACTTATAAAATATGTGATCACCAATCTGTCTCACTCTTATCTTGTACTTTGCCCACCAAGGGTTTACCTTTGTACTATGGTAGTATATAGATCCTTTTACCACATCTTTCAGTCCATGTAAAGTCTTTTCTGCAACATCTACTGAATTTAAATAGGCAATCATATCTTTTGGTCTGTCACTCAGTCCATCACAGTACCAACTAAATTGGCATCTGTGTTTAATAGGATAATTAATAGACCATGAGTATGTTGGTCCTTGCATTACCACCTCACAGATACTGTTAGGATATTTATCACTCTTTACTCTTTCCATTACAACTTGAGCTACAGCTACCTGACCTTCTATCGGTTGATCTCTAGCTTCATGATATATATTAAGTGCTAAACAAGCTAATCCTTCAAGCATATTATACCTCCTAGGTAATGTATCCCCCCGAAGGGGAATACTTCAATATCACATAATAATCGGTTTGTCAAGTTATTAATCAATATATCTAGATATTTCTGGTTTAATCACAGTAGTACAAGTACCATGCTTACCACCTAGCTTATTCTTACTGACATAGATATGTCTGAGTCCATTGTCTGAACCACCTTCCTCAGTCTCTTTACCTATACCAATAATAAGATCTGCTTCAGCAGCTTTACCTACCCTTGCTCCTGCCATCTGAGTGAAACGTAATACAGTTCTACCATCTGCTTCAGCATTAGCCTGAGACACACCAATGATTGCACACTGATGCTTCTTGGATAACGTCCTAGCAGTACGATAGATCTCACCCAAACGTATATCATCTCTGGCATGATTACCTCCGACTTGCATCTTGTCTAGCTGATCAATGCCTAGTACATCAGGCTTGTGCTTGGCTAGTAACTGATCCAGTTCCTCCATCGAGGACACCTCATCAGTATTCAAGAACACACACTGACTAGAATATACATCCCATTGATTGTGTGCAGTAATAGTATCATTAGCAATCTCTTTGTCAGTCATGCCAGTGAACGAACTAACTGCTCTCAATGCAGTGCGCTCGACAGGTTCTTCATTACCTAGTATCATTACCTTTGCACCTTGGTTCAAAAAACCATCTGGCCCAAACAGTGTAGATATTAAGAACGCAGTTTTGCCAGTTTCGACAAGAGCAAAGACAGCGGAGAAGGTCGAGGGGCCGATACCTGCACAGATTTCTTTGAGTCCTTTGAGGTTCCATTTGTATTTGGATACATCTTTAGTAGAGTGGAGTAAAGATGCCACGTCATGTTTAATCTCCTGTATAGTTTCCTTGGGCATAAAGTTCTGTTCGTACTTACCCAATAATTCATTAACCTTGGTCAGGTCATTCACCTTGTTGTCCATCATCTTGATACCAAGATCAGCTAACTGTCTACCAAAGTAAACTTTAAACTGATCTCTGAGAACATCTTCTGCAACATCCTCACCAATATCGTTAGACAATGTTCTGGTCAGCATCATCATAGCTTGTTTCTGGCTACTTGTCATAGTCCTAAACTCACTGAACAATACCTGCTCCACTTCAGCAGGGGTCAAGTCACGCCCATACCTTGCATGACCTAACTCAATGCTACGCCAGATCTTCTTGGCTTCATTCTCAAAGAAGTCCATTGCGATCAAGTGTCTGTTCTTCTCATAGAAATTATGAGATAGAAATAGTCCTAATAAATCATTAGACATATTCGTTTGTATCCTTTCTTTGTGCAACACATATTGTATCGTTATGCGCTCCACCATGAGTTACCAATAGTATTTCTTCATAGTTACCAAACTTCTTACCGACTCCCATCGAGTTCCATCCGAATGATAACACAATACCATCAGGTTTGACAAGGGGTCTGATACGATCTTTTATTTTAGTATAGAAAGTGCTTTGTGTATCTTGTTGTGTAGTCTTTATACCACTAGCACTATAGCATTCGCTGATCTGTCTTGGACTGTACGGTGGATCGTATAAAACAACGTCAGCTTGTAATCCTGAGTCCAATAACATATCCAAAAACTCATCAGCTTTCATGTGATAATCGGCTCGTGTGGTTGTATTTATATCATTAGTTATTGTACCATACTTACTATCTCTAGCAAAGGGATCTACAACAACTGGATTATTTCTGTCTTCAGCGGAATAGGCTACACCAATCCAATGTTCAACAAACTCTTTAATAGGTTTCATGCTAAAAGTTTGACTGTTAGGCATGGAAAAGGCTCTATTGTATGTAGTCATCATAATACTCCTTCTGGTTTTTCTTTAGGGTCAACATCAAGTAATCTTACTTCACATTTAGTAAATTGTCCAATTCTATTTTTCATTTGTATTGCCTTGGCAGATGCATCTCTATCTAGACATACCACAACACTTGGATAATTTGATACTATGTCAAGTATATGATCAGATAAATTTGTACCTAGCAATGCAAGTCCAGTACCATATTGTGATACAGCTACGGCAGATGCACAATCTTCAACGACATAACAAGTCTCACTATTACCACAAATAAAAGGTAAACCTGAGTTACCATACCTATGCCATTTACTCCATGATCTTCCTAGTGTTCTACCGACAGCATCAACCACCTTATTTCTCCAAATAGTAGGAACATTAAAGTTAGATGGTTGTGCCATGAAGATCGGAAATACTGCTCTGTCTAATTTAACATCATAGTATAACTGTACTTTATTAGTATCAATATTATTCTCATTACAATATTTAATCATCTTCTTTGGGAAATAAATAGAAAAGTGTTCTGGTATATCGAACTCATATTTATTTGGCTCAGCAGCAATGATAGATTTTTGTCTAACATACTTGCTTGACCCCACAACATCTTTCCTACCAGACACAGAACATCCTGCTTTGTAACAGTTGTACAGAATACTTCCATCAACTCTCGTAGCAGTGAATGTACCATACCCACCACAACTAGGACAGTTAATTCTTATGCCTTGGTTGTCATCTATCTCATCAAAGTCAGGTAACTCAATCATCCCATATCTTTCCTTTATGTTTATACGTTGATATTGCTTTTTTACCTGCACGATATACTGCTTTGTATTGATCAAACTCAGTAAAACCCATGACTCTAGCTACTTTAGCGGCTGTTTTCGGACTCCAGTCAGAATGACAAATCGCTATCGCTTGGACATGATCATAATCGTCATCACTTATAGGCATTACATATTACTCCTGAGTAGTTCTCGTTTAGTTCGTTTAGCTAATAGTTTTTTGCGTCTTTTATTCTCAATTACTCGTTTATGGAATAGTGGATCAGCTAAAGCTATCGCCATCAAGTTCCTCTTTTTTGATTGCTTCAAAGCCTTGGATGATTTCTGCATTGTCTTTATCCTCATTCTGTTTAACATCATTGTATATGTTTTTAATGT